AATTCCTCCACCCATCCAGTTCATTATAAAATTATAAAAAGGACTTGTAAAATTTAAATACCACACGCCATTATGGCCAAATGTTGTGACTCCTATTGCTTCTTGTTCCAATATATTTCCTGCGGCAATTTGTTCCGATGCCCAGGGTTCCGGATAGTCTGATACTGTAATACTTTGACACCAGACAATATTTCGTATATCTACCCCATCAATTTTAAGTTTTTCCAAAGTCAAGATTTGATCCAGCCACTCTCCGTCTGGTCCAAGTTTGGCCTGCCCATCATCTTTTCCAGATCTAATCATGGTCAATCGGTGTGGTTCACCAAATTTACATGTATGCGAAAATTTAACAGTTTGGTTTCCGGCCGGTATAGCACCGGAAAATGTTTCAACATCGTCCACTGCAATCGTGACCATTGGTGGTTTGTCCCAACAAACTGACGATAAGAAAAATTCAAATGTGATTGTCTCTTGAGTGGGTTTCATTATTCTGCTTTACTTTTTAGTCCGGCCAGCATCTGTTTGAGTTTACTACTGTCAACACCGGCGGTTACTTTGCTGTCAGTGTTAATGTTTTCTCGAGGTTTGGCTGCAGACATTGGTGTAACTGTGCTAGTACTTTTGATTTGATCCATTATGCCTCGACCAGTCTGGTGTCCATGGCCGCCGTTTTCTGACTGTGCATCTTCGCCAGGATCTGTGATACGTAAACTTTCAATATTAAATTCAAGATCTACTTTAGTACCAACTCCACTGCTTGAGCGTGTTTTCATTAGTTGAATCTGATAGCGACCACGCTCTTTCATTTGTCTACTGGTAAAGATACCAAACACATTATCTGCTGTGTTAATCTTACTTATACCACCACTAATATGACTGTGATCAAACTCAATCTCTTCTACTGCACTGCGATTTAACTGACTCGCAGTAATCATTAATATATTAAATTCCTTGGCTAGGTTACGTAGTTCTTCTGACACATATTTGTCTTTGACAAACAAGTCACTGGGACTAACTTTGGCACTAACCGGCATTACTAAATCCAGGTAGTCAACCATGATAAAATCTGCCTTCAAACCTGTTTGTATTTCCAATTCTTTCAAGTATGCACGTATTTGATTAACATTACTCTGTGCCGGCATGTACTTGATACGCAACTTGCCGGACTTCTTGCCCACCATGCGAATCTTCATTTCCAGAGTATCTAGATCTCGAAAGATTTCCTTGGTGCTGCAATTTGCAACCATGGCATCCATACGCATAGCAGTAAGACCTTCACTAAGTTCCAGTGTCAGGAACACGCCGTTAAGCCCCGCAGTCATCCAGTTGATGGCAATGTTTTGCATAAACAAACTTTTACCAGATCCAGATCCACCGGCAAAGATGTTTAGTTCTCCTCTATTCATGCCACCAAATAGTCTAGCATCCATGGTGGGCCAACCTGTACTAACTTGTCCGTTGTTACTTTTAATGGCCATTAGTCTGGCACGGGGGTCTTCAAAGTAGTCTGTGCCCATATCCTTGGTAAGACTAATCTGTACTGCGTCCTTGATTAGTTTTTCCACAGGATCATACTCGCCTTTTTCCAGCAAGTCTGCTGCTTTAAGGATAGCACGTTCCAGTTCATTGCGACGACTAAAGCCTTCAAACTCTTCCAGGAACCAGTTGTAATGTCCTTCAATCATGTCCGGAACTGGGCGTAGCTCTACGCCTGAGGTTGCTTTAATCTGATCCCTAGTGGGCAATGTTTTGTGATCATCGCTGTGCCGTTTAATAAACTCGGCAGTTGCACGTAGACTACGGTCAAAGTTTTCAGGATTATAAATGTTCTGCACACGCACATAAGTTTCTGCGTCTTGCAGCATCATTTCTAAAAATAATTTTTGTATATCTGTGTTATAGTCTTTCATTTAAAACCTTATTAATAAAATCTTTATTATTTTTGGACCATTCTTCATATGAATGGGAAAATTTACTTTCATTGATGTCTACACTCAAAATTGTTTTGATTGTTTTTAAACAATTATCTTTATGCAAAATATCATGTAAATTTATGGGCTGCAAGTCAAAACTTTTCCAAAGTGTCAACTGCTTTCGCCAATCATTTTTCATTATTATTTTTATATGATCATCAGTTATGCGTTGAATCTTTTTGATATCAAAAAATTTTGGTCGTTCATGTAACCAGGTCTTTAAATTAGTGATTCGTTTTTTAATGTACATTTCTATAGTAATATCTATATATTCCGAATCATCAATAAAATAAAACTCACAATTTGGGAACAACTCTAGTAGTTCCGGATAATAGTAATGAGTGCTAACTATGGGCTCATCCAGGATGCTATCAAATACACCACTATTAAAATTCGTTTCGTAATACTCTTGCGCTGCTGCTTTAAAGTACTGGCCCGGACTAACAACTGCACCTGAGGGTTCCAGCTCTATTTTTTCTTTCAACTCCACGAGTTGTTGGGACAATAACCAGACCAAGAAATCCCCAGCAGCACCACTGTTGAATACGATGCAAATTTTTGGATCAGGCATCATTAGTTATTTGAAATACTTTTTTAAGAACCATTTGGCCATGGAATAGTGAGTCTTGGCTCCCGGGTGAGTACCGTCTCTGTCAGTATCTAACCATGGAGGATTTACTAACTCAAAATTTACCGTTATTGTTTCAGTCTTTTCTTCATCACCATCTATCAGCAGGTTTATAACTTTTGGAAATTTTTGTTTAACCAATTGAGCATAATCCTGCGGTTTTAAAATGTCAGTGGAGTCATAGTTGTGCCCCACCCACTGGACTATCATGGGAACATCATTTAACTCACCGGGAGTTGACAATATCGTATCATAAATCATTTTGTTAGTGTATTTGAAACCAGCATAACTACAATTCCAAAATTTGTATTGTTTTTGTTCAGCAATTATGGACCAATAACATAAATTAAACTCTACACCAATACCAAAATTGGTGCTACCACCAAATAGTATAAAATTGGGCAAATAATCAAATTCTGTGTGGCTTCTAAATCCCAGGTTATTGAATTTATATTCTATTACACCAGAATTATCATACCCGTAGTTATATAAAGTTTTATTGGCTTGACTAAATTGCTCAGTTAATGCTTGCATCATTTAAATAATTTCTTCTTCTTTAATTCAATTTTTAATCTGCTTGTTTCCCTAGCATCTAATATTGTTTTGAGTACAAATAGTTTACCATATTTAATTACTGCTTGGTTGATGTCTTTGCAAGTTTCCTGCCAGACCGGAAAACTCACGGTCCAGCCCAGTTCAATGGCACGGTCAACAAGTTTACGTCCTGCCCGATCACTATCAGGAACAACTACGACTTCACGTTGCAGACGATCAATCAATTCTGCTTGTTGATCTGACACTTCGCTGCCGCTTAATGCAACAGCATCTATGCTCATGGCGTCAAAAGGTCCTTCACAGACAATAACAAACTGCCAATCCGGTTGTTGCGTGTCTAGATTAAACACAAAGTCTGCAGGATGGTTGCTGTAATACTTGGGCTTTATACCATCCACCATGGCTCGTGCAGTATAACCAACAGTGTTGCCCTGGTAATAAAACGGAATAACAATTCTACGATGTAGATTGTATGCTTCCTCAGGAGTCCAATAAAATTTGTATCGGTTTATATCTATCAGTCTACGGTGTACATATTCTATACCGGCTAATAACTCTGCCGGTACATTATTGTAGTCACCGGTAGCATAAAAAGATGCTAGATCAACCACATTCCTGGCTTCTTCAGGTAATAGCCTTGCCTCAAACGTAATCTCTTGTTCGGGTTCTGGTATCTCTTCGGGTGCAACAAGATCTTTTAAACGTACTGCATCAATTACCAGTCGTCGTACAGTTAAATCATCTGCACCCAACCACTGCAACAGTTTACGAAATTTAAATGTTAGATGCCGACCCGGAATAAAGCTACTAGTATAACCGCAATTAAAGCAATGATAGGAAATTTGTCCATTAATTGTTTTTACTCCACCTCGACTTCTGGTGTCAGCAGTTTCTCCATTATGTACACAACAGGGTGCGTTAAAACTGATCCAGCCGTTCTGACCGGATTTGCGTTTTGCAGGTAGTAGTTGAACAACAGCGTTGGCAATAGAGTCTAGCATCCTAGTAATTATACACTAGATTGACGCTAGACTCAAATTTAATTTAATTAAAACAGATCAAGGAGCGGCACCGGTAAAGGTATAA